GTTCGTGGAACACTCGAAGGAAACGGCATCCCACGCGCACGCAAATTGCAACTGTGTCATTACGCCTTCGTGGGACAAATCACCAACGGCGCAAGGGTACGACCCAGATGCCTACTATGACGAATGGGTTGAAAGCGGTTTCAAGCCGTCATCTGGTGGCGGTAGCGGTGAAAGCGCTCAACGCGCCAATAAAGACCTTGGGCGCGGCGGCAAGTTTGCCGATAGCGGCATAAACGGCATGAACGAGTATTTACGTGCTTCAAAGTCGCTAGATGAGTTGTACGAACGCGCAGACGAAGTTCTAAACGATATTAAAGAACGATGGAACGGTAGCAGTTCTATGTTCGATTCAGCATCGAAAACAGCAAAGGAAATGCGCTCGAAGCTGTCATAACTTGGAATCAAGCCATCCGCACGGGTGGCTTTTTTCATATAGGCCGTCACGGTGTCAGACGTGGCGGCTTTTCTATTTCATGCCCTGCACAGGGCGCACAACGGCGCTGCACAGCGCGGAAAGGCGGTCATTATGGCTGACGAAAACAAAGTGGACGTAACCCCTGACGAACCTGCACAGGATGACGGCAAGGATTACAAGGCGATGTACGAGCAAGCTATCAGCGAATCCCGTAAGTGGGAAACCCGCTCGAAAGCCAACGCCGAGAAAGCCAAGAAGTACGACGAGATGGAAGAAGCAAACAAGACGCTCGAAGAGCGTGTGGCAACCATCGAAGCGGCTAATAAGGCTCTCAGCGACGAGAAGGAACGTGCAAAGCTCGTTAAATCCGTCGCAAAGGCAACGGGCGTGCCTGAAAGCATCGTGTCCACGCTGTCTGCAACAGACGAAGAAGCGATGACCGCGCAGGCGCAAGCAATCGCCGAAAACTACAAGACTCCCGGCGGCGCACCGAAAGCGCCCGAAGCTGGGAAGTTTCCGAAAGACGGCGGCAATGTCGGCAAGACAACTGCCGAATTGTTCGCCGATGCAATCAAAGACTTTTAAGTTAGGAGGGCATTATGCCTGTCGATATTAATCGTGGTACTACTAACGTTCTTCTCCCCGCTGAGGTTTCGTCCGAAATCTGGGGCGCTACGCTCGAAGAGTCCGCTTTTATGCGCCTTGCGCGTCGCATCAACATGCCCGGTAACGGCGTGGACATTCAGACCATCACGGGCGAGCCGACCGCCGATTGGGTGGACGAGACGGCGCTGAAACCTGTTTCAACTCACACGTTCGGCAAGAAAACCATTCGCCCGTACAAGCTGGCTGTCATCGAGCCGTTCTCCAACGAGTTCCGTCGTGACAAGGCCGCGCTGTACAACGAGCTGATTAACCGCTTGCCGTTCGCACTTGCCAAGAAGTTCGATAGCACCATCATGGGAACCACGGCTCCTGGCACTGGATTTGACGTGCTGGGCAGCGCAACGAAGGTTTCGCTCAATCCCGCGTCTGGCGATACCGTATACGATCAGTTCATTACCATCGACGGCATCATTGCCGCTGCTGATGGCATCATGAACGGCATCGCCCTTGCCCCGCAGGGCAAGTCCAAGGTTCTCGCGGCGCAGGACGCGCAGCAACGTCCGCTGTTCACCCCTGGCGTTGAGTCCAACACCGTTGGTGACATTCTCGGTGCTCCCGTTTACATCACCAAGGGCGTTTACGTCGCTGGTGCTGCTGGTTCTCCTGGCACTCCTGCTGTTATCGGCGTTGCTGGTGATTTCTCCGATGCTGTTTGGGGTTCCGTCGAGGGCATCCAGATGGCGATTTCCGACCAGGCCACGCTTGCCGTTGGTTCTGGACAGTCTGCGTCCACCATCAACCTCTGGCAGCAGAACATGTTTGCCGTTCGTGTCGAAATCGAGATTGCGTTCGCTGTGAAGAACATTAACGAGTTCGTGCTGCTCACTGGCGATACGCCGAGTGCTTAATCATGGCACGCCTGATTTCGCCCAACGGCGTGGAAATCGACGCTAACGAGGGAATCGTTAAAGCGTTGCTCGATAACGGCTATCGACGCGCCGAAGAAGGGCAAGAAAAGCCGAAGCGCACCACGCGCAAGAAATCCACCACGAAGGAGTAACGATGGCATACGCGGATGTATCAGACCTCGAAGCGAGGTGGCGTGAGCTGTCCACTGACGAGCAGGCACGCGCGGCGGTATTACTTGACGATGCGTCCGCTATGCTCACTCAACTGGTGGACGTGGACGAAACCGACGAGCAGCAGGCGGCACTTTTAAAGACTGTCTGCTGCTCGATGGTCACGCGCACCATGTCGGCTACTGAGTCCGACAGTTTTGGCGCATCGAACATGAGCATGACGGCTGGTGTCTACAGTCAGTCGTGGTCATATGCGAATCCGAGCGGCGATATGTATCTAACGCGGCTTGAAAAGAAGATGCTCGGCATCGGCGGCAACAAGTACCGCTCGATTCAGGCGCACACATGGGCAGATGATTGCAATGCGCGGAATTAGCATCACGGTTAAAAAGCCGCTCGATGGCACGTTAGACCGTTTCGGCAATCCGATTAAAACTTGGCAGACGTTTACTATCGATGACGTACTAGTAAGCCCAGGCGCAACAGCCGACCTCGAAGCATCAAGGCCAGAGGGCGTTAGCGCCGCGTTGACGTTGCATATACCCAAGACCTTTGTCGGCACGCTCGAAGGTTGCGAGATAACGTTGCCGGAGCCTTACGGTGGACGGTATCGCGTTATAGGCAATCCAGGTCAGTACATGGACGAGAACACGCCTACCAGATGGCATATGCCCGTCGAGATTGAGGCCGCACATGGCTAACGTCACGTCAAAAATCGAAGTGGACATGGACAGCGTGAAAGAGTGCGTCTACAAGCTTCCAGGGACACGCGACGCGCTCGGCAAGATGGCTGATTACATCGCGGCGAAAGCGACGGCGCTCGGCGCTGGTTATCGCACTGGCAAATGGCACGACCATAAGACAGGTGAGACCAAAGGCGGCAAAGCGCCGATATACGGCGGCGATGTAGGCGAGCGCAAGTGCATCGGCATCGTCCATCCCGAAAACTACGCGGCGATGAAAGACAACTATCTGCACAACACCATGCTAAAGGCTAAATAGGAGGTGGACGCATGTACAGCGTTACAGAACAGTTTGTTCGGTGGCTAACGTCGCTCGGTTATCGTGCGTCCACTGTCCCGCCGAAGAATTGCACGGAGTTCGTCACGATCGAGCGCACGGGCGGCAACGTGGCTAATTTGGTAGACCATCCCGAGATAGCTATCCAGGCGTGGGCATCCGAGGAAACACGCGCCGAGGAAATGGCGCTTGCCATACGCGATGAAGCGTTGTTGCGCAGCACGCCTTATGGCGTCACGCGGATGATGGTGAACGCTGGGCCTTATCCGTTCTGGGATGAAGATACCGCGTTGCCGCGCTATCAAATCGTGTTCGACGTGACCTGCCAACTCACCGACTAATCACACATCACAACTAAATAAGGAGGTAGCTAATGGCTACTATGGACGCGAGCCAAGTTACTGTTGGCTCTGCTAAGGCTACAGGCGCGATTTTCGTAGCGCCTAAAGGAACGACTTTGCCTACTGACGCCACGACCGCGCTTGCCACGGCTTTTAAGCTGCTCGGATTCACGTCCGACGCAGGCGTGACCATTTCCGAATCGTCGGATTCCGAGTCCATCAAGGCGTGGGAAGGTCGTATCGAGGTTTACAACGTGCGCACCGAGTACACCGAAAGCGTCGCGTTCACGCCGATTCAGTGCAATGAAGAGGTCGCGAAGCTCATGTGGGGCGCTGACCACGTGACGGTGGACGCCCAGAGCGGCGCTATTATCGCGCAGCATCACGGCGGCACGCTTGAGCCTGTTGTTATCGCAATCGAGACGGCACCACGCGAGGGCATCGTGAAGCGTTACGTCGGCACTTTCCAGCTCAACGAGCGCGGTGACCAGACGATGGACGGCACGCAGGTCGATGGCCGTCAGCTCACGTTCAATGCCGTTGCTGACGCTGACGGCGTTACGATGGTTGAGCATACGGCGTTCACGGATTAGCATCATGGCAGCGAAGAAACCACAGGGGGCGGCAACGTCCCCTCTTCGCTCTGCCGACGTGCAGGGCGTCCACTTCAATTACGACCCGACGAAATCGGGCAACTGGAAAACGTTCGATCTTTACGGCACGCTTGCCGACGTGGATGCTAAGCCGATTGCCAAGGCTAATGCCGTTTTCGAGCTTATCGAGTACGTCACCGATATAACGAAAGATGACGTTGTTGCAGCCGCTGGCGGCGATGATGCGTCAATCCAGGACGTGCTGACGCTCGCGATTGCGATAGCAGCCGAGTTCACACCAAAAAACTAGCGGTGCTTGCGGTCGCGTGGAAACTCCATCCATGCGAGCTGCGAGCCGACTTACAACGCCATTACAGCATCGACATTGACCACGCACGCGCAGGTGGACATTCAGCGGAGCATATAGCCGCTCTCGTCCACTGCCTCCCGTCTGACGCGCTGATTTTCCGCGCTGAGAATCCAGACGCGGCGTGGACGAACGAGCTGTGCGTGCTCGCTGAAATCCGCAATTTGTTAGCCAATCTCATATGGGGCATGGCCGACCCGAAGAAGCGCGGCGCTAAACCGCGTCCAATCGGGCCATCGTGGATGACTCGCGAGAACATGCGCTCGCTCGAATCGCGTGTGCTGTCAATCGATGAGCTGATGGCCGAACTAAGCAAACCGCGACGAAAAACAAAGGAGGTGGACAATGGCTGAGGAAATCGGCGTTGCGTATCTAGCAGTTAAGCCGAAAGTCGATGGTTCGTTCGAGTCTGAAATGTCGAAAGCTGGCTCGACGGCTGGTAACGGTTTCGGCGGCGCGTTCCAGGTAGCCGCTGGCAATCTCATCACGAACGCCGTCAACGCGATTGCTGGCACGGTGACCGATACATTCAAAGACGCATTCAACAACTATGCGAACTTCGAGCAGCTAAGCGGCGGCGTCGAGAAGATTTTCGATCAGGCCGACATTGAAGGCATCATGACCGATGCCAACAACGCCTACAAAGAGCTGAACATGTCGGCCAATGAATATCTGGAATCCATCAACCAGACGGGCGCGGCGTTCGCTCAGACGATGGGTGACCAGAAAGGCTATGACACGGCGCGTACTGGCATGATGGCTATCTCAGACTATGCCAGCGGCACGGGGCGCGACCTTAATGAACTAAACGAGAAGTTCGCCCTCATCACACGCGCAACGTCGAGCTATCAATCAATTGCTGACCAGTTCAGCGGCATCTTGCCAGCGACTAGCGCGGACTTTCTTTCGCAGGCGCAAGCGGCGGGTTTCCTGTCAAGCGAGTACAGCAAGCTAACCGATGTTCCCGTGGCTGAATACCAAGAAGCCGTCTCGAAGATGCTGCAAAAGGGCGTCTCGGACATGGGCTTGGCTGGCAATACCGCTAAAGAGTCCACGGAGACGATTAGCGGCTCGCTGGCCATGCTCAGCGGCGCTTGGCAGAACTTTTTGACGGGCGTATTCGATGAGAACGCCGACCTCGGCGTGCTCGGCGAGAACCTTTTTAACAGCATCGGCGCTGTGCTTCAAAACGTGCTGCCGCGTGTCGGCTACGCGATATCGAATCTCGTGCTCTCGTTGCCGGGGATGATAATCGGCGCTATCCAGGCGTTGCCGGGGATGCTTGCGCCTGTCATCACGTCGATTTTCGGCGAGCAGATGGGCGGTCAGATTAACGGCATATTCAGCGATACGTTCGGGCAAGTTGCCGAAACGCTCACAGTAGCAGGCACTAACCTAGGCGTGCTTTTCACGACCATGTACGGAGTAATCCAGCCGATTATCACGATGCTCGGCTCGATTTTCGCCGCCGTGATGCCCGTTATCCAAACCGCGCTTGCAATCGTGGTTGATTTTGTCGTTAATAGCGTAATCCCAACTGTGAACGACGTATTAGCGACCGTCCAGCCCGTCATCGAGCAAATCGCCGCGTCAATCGCCGAAAAGATGCCGCAAATCCAGGCAATCATGCAAAAGGTGATGGGCATAATCAAGAAGGTCATAGATACCGTCTGGCCGCATGTCCGAAACATCATCCAGGCGGCTATGACGGTCATATCGCAGGTTATATCTACGGCATGGCCGATAATCTCGGCGATGATTGACAGCGCCATGACCACGATAAGCGGCATCATCGATGTTGCATGGCCTGCTATTCAGACAATCATCGAGACTGTCAGCAACGCGATTCAATCCGTGACCGATACTGTATGGCCGATAATCTCGGGAATTGTCGAGACGGCGGCAGGCGCGATTAAAAGCGCAATCGAGGGAATCGAATCGGTCGTGGGCACCGTTCGTAACATCTTCGAGAGCGTCAAGAAGTTCATCGAAGACCCGATTGGCGAAGCGAAGCGATTCATCGAGGGCATCATCAACGATATCGAGAACGCTTTTGCTTGGATGGATATCGACATTCCAGCGCCAAAACTGCCGCACATCAATTGGCACTGGCACAATCCGCTCGGCGATTTTGGCGGCATCACGATTCCCGTATTTGACGGCATTGAATGGTACGCCAAGGGCGGCATAGTGGACGGTGCGCAGCTCATCGGCGCGGGTGAGAAGGGCGCTGAGCTTATCTGGCCGTCGTATGACCCGTACCTTACGAAGTACGCAGACGCTATCGCCGACCGCATGGGCGGGCGCGGCGGCGTGGACATTCACGATTGCACATTCAACGTGCGCAACGACGGCGATATTCGGCGCATCGCAAACGAACTGAACCAGCTCATCAATAGGCAGACGGTAGGAGGTTATGCGTAATGACGCTCATGTACAACGGGCATGACCTCGAAACAATCGGCATATGCGGCGAGCCGTCGTTCGAGTTCGCGCAGTTCGTCAACAATGAGCAGGAACTTGACAACGTGAACGGCTCAAAGGTGCTCGGAACACGAATGGGCATATCCTGCGTTACGTTCAAGTGCTCGATTTTCGGCACGGCACCAGAGCGGCGCGTGAAGATGTCCACGCTGGCAAGCTGGCTTGTGGTGGACGAGCCGAAACAGCTCGTGCTGCCAGACAGCCCAGGTTGGTACTACATGGCCGTACCTGATGGCGCGTTCGAGATTGCCGACAACATCGACCCGTGGATTTTCAAGGTCACGTTCAAGATGACCGACCCGATAGCCTACGGCGTGGAAGAGCATAGCGTATTAGTGCCACTCGGCGGTTCCATTACGTTCACAGTTGGCGGCACGGCACCTACAAGGCCGTTCTTCAACCGAACGCAAATTAGGCCAGACGCGACCACGAAGCAGTGGGGTTGGAGGCTGGACAGTCAAGCCGTGTCCCCGTCCGATTCCGGCACGACTTCATTACGTTAGGTTCACGCCGATTCGC